TGCTGTATGTAGTGGATGATCATGCGGATAACGCCCGCTTCACCATTGTGATACGCCGCTTCATACGCGACGTTCTGGCTAGATAGGGCGGTTGAGTTATCGAATAGAAAGCGACGGGTCAGATCCTCTAAGACCTTCTGCCCGTCTTCAGTGTTGAAGCATCGGGCATAGGCTTTGGTGAGTTCCGTTATCTGTTCTTGTGCTTTGGCTTTCTGTTTCTTGGCTTCCGGGCTTGCGCCCTCAATTGTTTCCCAAGTCATTCAGCTTCCATTGGTTGTGGTTGTTGTTGTTGCATCTCAGCTTGTGCGCCAGCTTGGATGATCTGCTGTTTCTCGACCTCAGACCGTACCAATTCAGAGGGCATACCCGTCTTGGTCGCCGCCCATGTACCGAAGTCCTCAGTCTTATAAGCCATGAGTACCTGTTCGGGGCCAGACGTACCTAATACGAACTGTACGGCTTGTTGAACAGCTAATAAGTCTTCGCCGTCTTGTGCTCGTGCTAATGGGGAGGTGAACTTAACTTTGACATCGCGCCCTTCAAGCTCGATAGGCACGATCAATCCGCGTCGCGTCAGTATAGCGACGACACGCTTGAGTATTGGTATGAGTACCTCGGTCTGAAGTCGCCCAAATGCCGACCCGATCCGCTTTGCAAGCTCTCTGGATTCAATAGCAACTTCAGTGGCGCTACGAACAGGACCAGCAGGATCACGCAAATCGTTGAACATTGCCAACTTGATAGCGTTCTGAAGCTCGACGATTTCAAATTGCGCGAGAGCAAGGTTCGATCCTGTATCGAGGCGCTGGATAGAAGGGTTGTTGGTGTTGTTTGATCCGACCGGAATCACGACACCGGGTGCAATCACCATATTGTACGGGTTTGTAACGCCGTCGTCAGTAGCCGTATACATACCGGCAAGGTCTATTGCGGCTTTCTGCAAGACAAACTCTTTGGCCTTGTTCAGTGAGCGCACATCGGGCAACGCTTGCATCGCAGGACCGCGACCACGTATCTCACCGGCTACCTTGGTGTATCGACCAGTAACCCAAGGGCTTGATTCACCGAAGTCTTCAGTCCACGAGAAAGACTTTTCGTTGTTGACCCACAGGCATCCGTAGTATCGCTTGCTCTTAGGGTCAAAAACTACGCCCTCAGACACGCTAACTTCAGTGTTGGGGCTGTTCTCGATCATGTTGCGTACATTCTGCGAGGCTTCAAAGCCCCGCCACATACGCTCTAGTAAGCGAGCCTTAACCTGAAACCGTCGCCAATGCGTCTCGACCGTTCCGTACGGACCCTCTTCAAACGCAATGCCCTTCTGTGGGATCGTGTTGAAGCAAATAGGGTTGGTCTCATCGTCTGTCTCTTCGATCTTCATGGTTGCCGTACCCACTAGAAGATCAAGCGCCGCTTCATAGAACTGAGTATGGAAGTTAGAGCGATTCAGGTAATCAAAGACTAGCTCGCACTGCTGATCTAGGTTAGCTCGCACATCCTCTTCGGATACATCGAACTGCCCAGACTCTAGCAAGCGCACAATCTCTTCGGTCGGCTGGAAGGTAGCCCAACGTGACCAGATCGGAGCAATGTTTTCTTGGAGCTTGCTCGCCCCCTGTTGGATAGCTGTCAACGCAGTCGAGTCAAAGATGCGATCCATCTTCTTCTGACCGGTGTTCTCGGTATCAAACAAGTTACGTTGCGGTAGAAAGTATTCGTACACATCCTGCAATTGGTCATGCCACATTGCTTGAGTGCTAAACGCTTTCTGTTCACGTTCCTTTATGTCTTGGACCGAGCCAAGATGCGGGGGCAAGCTCATAGTGCTACCTATTTAAGTTGTGCTTGTGTGCCAGAGTACGGACCAGAGCGCATACCGCCACCAGCGCCGCCACGAGTAGCTCCGCCCATACCGCCCATGCCTAACATGGTTCGAGCTGGAGCCGCTCCTGCCCGACCTCCTGCGGACTCTGCACGGCTACGTGGCACACCGCCCAAGAGAGACTTGGTTCCTAGACTACTGCGAGTCGCGGCACGGAGGCGGTCTTCTTGTTCCTCAATCTCTTTATCCAGCGCTACTTGTTGGCGACGCTCGATAGCTACTTGCTTGGCCGATGGCTTAGGTGCTTTCGGTGATTTCATTTCATCCCATCCTTAACGAGTCACGGGTGGTCTTTTCCCCGTTACGTGTGAAGTCTTTGCCGTCATAACCGATAGTGTCTTGCTGTGCTTTTCGGTTACTGCCGCTCTTAACACCAAGCTCGCCAAGAAGGCTTTTGCCTCTGCGAACCCGGTCAATCTTCTTGAAGCCTTTGCGGTGTATCCTGTCGATACCGCGCAAGCTTTGTCGCATCTTACCTGCCATTCTGCTTCTCCAAATACCGATACAGTTGATAAGGCGTCCAGATAAACGGTTTGTTTATACCCAACACCTGCTTGGTATACCCAACGCACGTATTCAGCATGAACAGACCACGCTTGGGCCTATGAACCTGCGATTTTATCAGAATATCGTTCTCGACTACATCGGTAATGTTATCGACGATCATGAACTCAATCCCCTGCGTTGACTTGCCAACCGCAAACCATTCGCCATCGTTCGGAATCACGACGTAACAATGCCTGATCTCGGGGTGTAGCATCCATGACCACCAGTGCCCCTCGTCGATAGAAAACGCCACGTATGCGATATCAGAAGACACGGACGTCCATCTTCATCTGACGCACCTTTCTGTTCTGCGTATGTAAGTTAGTTAGTGCCTGTCTGCCTTCGCCTTCGCCTTGCAATGCGTACTCCAATGCCTCGACGGGGTGACTGTATTCGTTCTTATCAGGCTCATCCGTGTACTTCTCACCCGATATCTGAATGCGCCGGTAACAGAAGCCACCCTGCAATCCCTTACGAATCATTCGTGCTTTAGGGCTGATCAAGAATCGTGGCTTACCATCCATGCAGAGTTCCTTCATCGGTATCTCTAGCGCCGCACGTCGCAATGCAGGATCGTTGGTCAGTGTAGGCGTACAGGGTATGCCAGCCGCTCGCATGATCTTGAAGGGCGTGTCCGCATTGGCTTGGTTCTTATTGTCACCCGATGGATCACCCCAGCCTCTGAATCGGCACTTCGGGTAGTTCGCATCAATGTAACGCTTGAGGCTAGGTGCAAAGTCCACCGCACCGGAGTCAGTCAGACAGAATTCGTCGAAGCATATCCAACGGCCCAACGCATCTCTCTGAAGAAACGCACAAGCTGGAGTCCGACCGAAGTCAAAGCCAAGCACAATAGGTTGATCAGTATTAGGCTGATAAACGTCAGCCATGCAGTGAATAGAATCAGTGTATAGGGGATGAACTGGCTTGCCACTCGATACAAAGCCGTACTCATTCGCAAGATTGACCTTGATCCAATCATCAGTCTTACCCTGTAGACCTCGCCGGTAGTACCCTTCCGGAAGGTTATTAAGATTCTCTGCCTTTTCGTTGAGGTACCATCCGTCCCCTTCACGATATACACCACCCGGCTGACGGTGAAACTTCCAATCCTCTGGCCGATCTTCTTCAGCAAGCTTGTAATACCAGTGATCTTCGTCTGGAGCATTAGAGTCTCCCAGCATTCCATAGTGCGTAGGCTTCACGCCTTCTTTCATAGACGGGTATCGACCGCATCGCAGGTCAAGCATGTCCACGACGCTCTTAGAATGCTCCTTAGCCTCGTTTAGCCACACCCATGTAGTCTGGATACCCCTAGCCTTCTTAACGTGCTCAGGTCGATCAAAGGCTATGAAGATGACTTCTGACTTAACCGTCGTGCCATCCTCTAGCTTGAACTCGAGTCGATGCGTTGGTGGTTCCTTGTTGCCCTGCTTGAACTCACCTAGATCGCCATGCACCTCGATCCAATCCTTAATCGTGGTTGAGAATAATTCACTGTAAGTATTTCGAGCGGCAATGATCCGACTGAGCCGAATGCCGTAGTTTGGATGACTCTCTCGGGTGACTGGTGCCTGCTGGCACATCAGCTCTAGGAGCTTGAGGATAACTTGGACGGTCTTGCCTGAGCCTAGCGGCCCCATAATGAATGAGTTACGAGCCCGACAGTCAGCGAACTCCTCGAGTACCACGCCTTGCGGCTTCATCACGTATTCAATCGTCGCCATCAAATCGCTTACGCTGAATGTTAACGACTAAATCACCGCCTTCTGGGCCAGTTAGTTCCTGAGACTTCAGGTCTGGGATGTACTTAGCCATAAGTTTTAGACGTAGATCAGCCGCCGCTTTGAGCCTTTGCACCCACAAAGAATCATATTCCATCTCAGGGTCAGACAAATTGCTAATGATTTCAGAGATATACTGTTCGTGACCCTGCTGGGATAATTGCTCCCTCAAAGCCTCTTGGCGTATAGCTCTATTGCGATGAACTGCTGTCTTGCTGTCCTTTGCCACCGAAGATCCTATCCCAGTTATCAGAGTATGCTTTCGTACTACTCTTAGTGAACTTGCGCGGTCTTGACCCCTTACCCCCATTATACTCAGGGAAGTGTCTGTCTCGCGTTTCCTTGTCTAGTTTATGACGATGATCCGCCATGTTCCACCTCCGCTGGATAGGGTGACCAGAATGACTTGCCGTACTTGTAATACGCGCGTAAGTATTTGCGCATCGTCATGTCATGCACATCGAAAATTTGTGAGAGCGCCCATACCTCTACGCCCTCGCTTTCCATCTGAGCCGCATCGTGCACCTGCTTATAAGTCAGCTTCACTTTCAATGCCCGCCATAAGCTTAATAAAAAAATCAGCCGATTCCTCTGGGAACTCTGCCCGAACTAGCTTTGATATCTGTCCCATGAGCACCAATCCAATTGCCGCCTTGGGTATGTCAATCATCTCCGACTCACGCTCGATTAGCGCGTTAGTCATACCAAGCAAGTCATCAAACATATCGGGGCTTTCTTCTAGTGAAGCAAATAGCTTTCCAAAACTTGCGTCTATGCCAAAGCTGGCCTTAACCACATTACTCACAATCTATGCCCTTGTAATCAGGATGACCGTTGCGACCATTAGACTCGATCCACAACTCTACGTTCTCGCAATACCACTCTTGCTGATCAATCTGGTCCTGTAGGTCAGCGTTGCCCACAATACCTAGCGCCGCCACAAACAAGATAATGCCAGCCACTACTCGCGCTGGGTACTGCTGTAATAAATTTAATTCCACGTCGTTCTCCCTTTTTTTGGGGGTGCAAAGCCCCTCGGCCTTTTCGGCCTGTTATTCCCTCGCCTTAGTGGCTTGGGTAATGTTTAGCCATCTCCAACGCTCGCATATTCTCCAACTTGTTTATCGCACAGAGGTCCAAGTATTCGGACTCTGTTAAACCTTTGAGTCGCCCGACCAGTTCGCAAACTATACCGAGGTTCTCAATGTGCTGGACATTATTCCGAGTGCAGAACATCGCTCTCTTCACTGTAGTACACATCCGATGAGTATACCACAAATGTATATTTACAACACCCCACCAACAAAAACATAAAAATAAATAAACAAAAAGTGTTTACTTTTAAATTTAGGTATGCAAATATCTGTTCATCGGCTGGGGACACAGCCACTAACCAAGGGAATAGAGACATGAATAACTTTAAATCTTGCAACGCGCACATCACTGAAGAACTAGAGCGTCAAGTGCGCTTGATCGAAAGCGCGATGAAGGCAGTAGAAGAAGGCGAGCTTGAGCGAGCAAGGCTTTTCAGCAACAGCGCACAACGATGCGCTAACGAGGTTTCATCCTTTTTGGGTGCCATGATCGAAGACAGCGCCGCATAAGCGGCCTTTACCAAGGGAGAAAATTATGTGGGGATTTACAATCATTGGGCGGGACGGGGGCGAGGCGTACACGTCTGAGCCTGAGTACGAATCAGAGATGGAAGCGTACAAGGCTGGCGACTTAACCTTGTGCGACATGAACGAAGGCTCTATGGAAGTGTGGGAGGATTAATGGCAAACCCAACAAACCCGCATCACTTTATGACGTACTCGGAAGTCGCAGAGGTCTTAGGTGTTAGCCGTCAAACAGTTAGGATTACCGAAGCGAAAGCACTTGCGAAGCTAAGAAGGAATCCATTGTTGAAACAGCACTTTCTCGACCACATTAGTTCCAGCTCTGAATCTCGTAGTCAGGATCACGTTCCTTCTGTCTAACCTCATCGCGGTAATGTGCCGCGATATCCTTTCTCAGTAGTTTATTAGTCTTATAAATCTCGTTACTGACTAACCGCAAATGGTCCATGTGATCATCCCCATACATAGAGCGTAACCAATCGTGGAATGTGACAGGCGACTCGGTCATCATTCTGTGACAATAGTGACACATGGAAACTGCGTTTGACATGGCCCAGCGCAACCGCTTATTACGTCGGCCAAACACATGACAGCACTCCAAATTTTCTACCTTGTGGCAATGCAAACACTTTTGATCCCGTAGCCTAACTGCTTTACTGAACCAAATGTCACAGCTCTCGCGCTTGATAGCCATCGTCTGCCCTCGTGTATTGTCGCTCTCTGAGAATAGCTTTCTCGCTATGTCCGCAATCGCATGACCAGCCATCGAGCTTGTGGGGGTATTCTTGCTTGAACTGCGGCACCATTATCTTATGGCATTCAGTGCAGGTCATCTGAGGTAAATACGATCTCATACTCTGGTGTTTCTCCCTCATCCAATAATGCAGAGACCCATACCTCTGCGAATTCTTCAACACTCAAATCAATCGTGATCCCTTCTTGCGCCCATCCTAGAACGTAGACATCACACTCTTGGGGATTCTTGGCAGTCGTTGCGCCGCCTATGTCGGAAGTCTTTAGCAATGCCCTTCCACCGCCGGGTAACGGACAGCTAATAATTTGGATCACGCCTTTACCTCATCAATGCCCACTTTGAATCGGCTGTGTTCGCCGTAGTTCTTATCGAGTATGACACAGGACATAGAGCGCGCGGAGCCATAACCCGATGCTGAATGGTAGGCATCTGGGGGACATAAAACCCCAAACGATTCTAGGTGCAAGCCGCCCATTTCCGTCACAGTCCGGTGGTGGATATGACCGTGATATAAGTACCGGTATTTAGAGCGGCCCCATTCCTCTGCGTAGTCGCGCGTCACAGCCTCGTAAAGCGCCTGAGTCTTTACCCTGTCCCCGTGGTGCATAACAACTAGAGTTTGACCCCACTCGAAATGTATCCACTTGCTGAAGTTATCAAAAACCTTTACCCGTGGTTCATTGTGGAAGTACAAGCGCATCATCTCATTCAACCAGAGACTAGCATCGGGATCGTGATTACCTCGCACGTTGATCAGCCAAACTTCTTTGTGCGTCTCCAACATACGAGTGATTAGAACTTTGAAGAGGTTGCCGACAATACGAATTACCCGGCCTAATCTTCCGTCAACATCGACGGGCGTGCCTTTTCCCGTCTTATTATCCCCAGAATTTGCGTGCAAAAAATCTCCGAGATTGATTAGCGCGCCCACTTCCGAGTCACCTGCCGCAGATACCAGCTTATCGACCGCCTTAATCAGCACGTCTTGAGCAATGTTTGTATCCCAGTCATCGCCACCTGTCTCCGGACTCCAACATACAGAATTCACATGATGATCCCCGACGAGGTAGCAGGATAGTCTATTTTCATTCTTCGCCGCTTCTGGCGCTTGTACGGGCTTGTAGAGGCCATCTATCTCTTCAAGGAATCCCGCCTTGAATGCCTCAAGCGAGGCCTCAAGCATTGCCTCTCTGTCAGCGACAGACTTGACCCACTGGCCTGTAGGTTTTCCGTCGGAATCATAGTAGGTTGAGACACCACGGACTTTGAAGATATCTTTTGGGACCGTATGCACCATGTCATGTTCGGGAGAATAGCCTTGCATAGCGGCTTTACGCTTAAGATTTTTAATGATGTCACGCGCAACCCACTTGCTTACGCCAAGCTTGTCGCCAATCTTTTGATAGCCAAGCCCCTCTAAGTGCAGAGTAATAATTTGTGTTTGACGTTCAGTTGTACAGTAATCAAGTAAGCTCATAGTTCCCCCGAAACTACTTGCCAAACCTCACATCAATATCAAAGTTCTCTGCGACGTGTCGCGACATTACTTGATATATCTGATCAACCTCATATTTGCCGACCTTTACGAGATCGGCTTTCTGAAGCATTGCGTTTTGGATTGGCTTCCACATAACGTGGTATAGCATTTTGCCAGTTGGCGGTATGGATAATTTAGCTCCATTCAATACGTGTTGCATATCGTGACCACCCGCATTCATATCTCTGGCGACATGATCGCAATACGCATGGACGGCTTTCAGTTGTTGCCCGGTCAGGTTTGGCTGATAGATTTCGTATGTCTTACCAGCCTCACAGTTTTCCATGACGTACTTACAGAACTGCTCCGCTTGAAACTTGCTATTGACAGTCCATCGCTCGCTCAAGCTGTCACCCGCTCGCCGCCAAACGTGACGTACTGGCCGTACTTTTGCAGACAGTGCGCCCGATATTGTTCGGAATTACAGTAATCATGGGTTAGACAGTCGAGATGGCTCCATTGCTTCATAGCGATTTTACCACTATTTTCGGTCATTTTCTCAGCAAATGGTGACACACCCCTTTCCATGTCCGATGCTCGCTTGAGCCACGAGGTAACAAACTTCTTGATTCCCCTTAGAGTCTTGCGCTTTTGAGTGTTGGCATCGCACCACATTGCCATAGCATTCAGCTCGGCAAAGACATCAACAGTTGGATAGGCGTGTTGCAGTTGTATCAGGTACTCATCATCAGGTTCGTAGTAAGTACCGTCATTAAGAATGATCACGAGGAACCTCCACAAATTCAATTGCCGTAGGGCCATCTCTGCCCATGTCCTCGCACGCATCGCTATAAAGCTCGCCTAAATGAAGAATCCAATCTTTAAGAATGTCAGCCCTCCATAACGCGCCGTTTTCTTCCCAGCTATCACATATAAGGATGTCGCCTTCGCCAGCCCATGCGTCTAGCCTTAATCTTATTCCACTAGTTAATTTCATCCACACTTCCCTTTTAATGCCAAAGCTCCGCTTTGACACGTTAGTTAATTAGTAATGACGAGCTTTGATTACTGTATCGAATCTTGACATCTATTCCCTTTACCAGCTCTCGGCACAGGGAGGCGCATCATAGAGAGGGTCAACTCTGTCTCCGAGGTTCTTAGGTTCCTCGGCCTAACGCCCAGTAATCTCTGACAAAAAAGTAGATGAGGGAGGATACGGAATGGTTTTGTAGTGTATAATCCATTCATCTTCTTAACTGACCCTTCGAAGATATCACAAACGTCCTCCCTTGGGCAGTGATTGCCCCTCTCGCGAGGGGCTTTTTTTTGCCTCTACTTTTTCAGCAAGTGATACATCGCATACCGCTTGCCATCCTTGCTCTTTATTTCTGTACGGATATCGTGACCGCCCATGCGAAGCTCATTGATCCGCGCCGCCAACCGAAAACAACCGTAGTCGTTTAAGGCATCCATAGCGGTGATCGGCT